ATATACCTTATTCTGTAAAAAAGAAAGGGAGCCGAAGCTCCCTTAAAAATTCGAAAAACGAATTTATGCTCCTGGGGAACCGTAGATTCCGCGCCAGTCACTAAAGCCGAAAGAGTATCTCTCTCTAGCTTTGTATCTAACGTTACCAGTTTCAAAATCACCTTCCATGCCTGTTGACATAGCAGATCTAACGAAGTGTTTTAACCCGTTAGGTGCATCTGTTTTGATGAAGAATGCATCTGTGTCAGTCAAGTAATGATTAACAACATATCCATCAGGGAGCATTCCCATGTTTTTCAATGCGTTAATGTCATTATCAGAAGTACCAACTCTACCAGGAGTTTTTAAAACTCTCTCAGCTACAAATTGTAGTTGAGGTGGTATAATTAGTTTTCTTGCTTGAACATTTACTTTAATGCCTCTTTCATCAACAAATTGTGATATGTCGATCATCGCGTTTTCTAATGAAGTTTCATTAAGATCAGCTGCTGTGCTTGGGTCGTTTGATTGATCTCCACCTGATAAGGTAGGGTGATCTGTAGCCATAAGTGGTTTACCGTCGCCTCCTGGGAAGGAAGTTGAGAAACCATTATTAAGTACATTTGCTGCTTTCACTTGCTTAGTAGTAGCCATTGATCTAGCTAAAGCTTTTGTGTATCTTGAAGATAAGCTGTCATAAAGGTTGTCCTCTATTGCTTCTTCTGTCAACGCAAACGCTAAAGCTACAGTTTCGTGGCTGTACCTTGCTGTGAAAGTTTCTTGTGCTGTATCATAAGTTACGGATGAGCCTTCGCCTTTGACTGGGGCTTGACCGAAACCTGATAACATTACTTCTTCCTCAAACGCTCTATCTGAATTCTCTGTATCAAAGATTTCAGTGTGTTCGTTTTCGTATCTGTCGTACTCAAGACCAAAAAGTGCATTTAGTCCTGGTTCGAGTTCTTTTACTAATTGAGCTCTATTAATTGCCATTGTATATCACCTTTTAGCTATTGCCGAATACAGAAGCTGGGAATGTTACATACACTCTAGCGTATTGACCAATAGAATTGTTTGGCTTATCTGGGAAGCCTACTACTGTCGCAATACCACTAGAAGTTGTAGTTGTCACACCTTCTTTTGATCGACCTGTTGAAGTATTACCTGCTGTAGTACTAATAGTATTTGTTGTGCCGATAGATGCTTGAGTAGGAGTACCAGTAGACTGAGCCTCGTAAACAATATCTGGATCGACATAAACAAATGCTTTAGCATTCGCAGAACCTAAAGTAGCAGTGTCGGCAGTCCACATGTTCGAAAACACTACTGAACCGTCGGTTGCTTGGTATTCTACACCGTAAAATACGCCGAGTGGGGTACCTGTTGCAGTACCTTGGATAACCAGACCACTAGAAAGATTAACAACATCTCCTGAAAAGATAGATGCGTTAGTTCCGCTTGCTATTGCAAACTCTGAAGGTCGGATTACGCCACCTGACATATGATAAGCTGGTGTGAATCCATCTGGGGCGTTTGTATTTGCCATTTTAATTCACCTTATAAAAATAAATTTTATTAAAGTCCTTAATATAAATTAAGAACCACCTTTACCAAATGTAACCTTTGATGATCTATTAGGGGTACTAATAGGCATTACTTGGTTACTTTCTCTCATAAGATCATTATCAACTGCTTGAATCTGTTGGTCAGCAACGTTTTGATAGTATGCTCTCCTTTCATCAACAGTCTCCTTGGGTATCTTAGCGAGAATTAAGCCACCAACTCCTATGACACCAGCATGTTTACCTTCATCAATACTAGGAGCTTCAAAATCGGGATGATCTTCAGCTCTTACGGGTTCCCAACCTTCACGAATACGTTTTGACATATTCGCTGGGTCGTTTTGCCCTATCATTGACTCTCGTATCCATCTGTATACATATCCCTGTGGTGGGGGAGGTGCGTCTAATAAAGACGGGGGTTGCCAAGGTTTACGACGAGAAACTTTGTCTCGACTTTCAGCAGATCGTGGAGTTCGATCTGTTTGAGTAGTATTTTTTTCATCTACCATTTTTTACTCCTTAATATGCTTAGCATATTCTTCTAGTGGCACACCTAATCTTTTTGCTATTGCTACTTGACTCGGTGTGAGTTTTATAGTTCTACGTGATCGAGCTCTAGTAGTTCCAACACCTTTGCTAGAACCAGCTACCGTCTCTTTCACTTCTTTTTGAGTATTCCCTAATTTATGAGGGAATGCCTCAGCAAGTCTTTTATCTACTTCTTTATAATATTCATCAGAAGTAGGATCATAACCTTCGCCTTCTGTGAGCTGTCTATGGAACGCAAAAGCTGCAGTTGTCATAGCTAGGTCATCCCCAAACCACTCATTTTTATCTGCCCAAGCTTTCGCTTTTGGATCAGGCTGTGGAGCCTGTTGTTGTTGCTGGGCAGGTTGAGTCCATTTAGGAGCTACCTGTTGCTCATCAGGAGTAACTTCTACTTGAGTTTTTGCTTGAGGTTTTACCCTTTTTAAGCTTTCTTCCTCAACTGCTAACTTGGCTAATTCTTTTTGAGCTTCTAATAAAGCGTCTGTATCACCTGATTCATACGCTTTTTTATACCTCTCCTGAACCGAGTTAAGTTCACTTGTTACTCGTGTACTATATTCATCATATAGGTTTTGATCTGTTTTTGAAAGTTTATTTTTAGTTTTATTTAATTCTTCATGAACAGACTGAGCGTATTCTATGGCTGCTTGTTCTCTTCTTTCAGATTCTCTAACCTTATAAGTTAGCTTATTGATACGTTTTTTAACGCCTTCGCTATAGTCTTCTATTTCTTCTTGTTGTTCTGAGTTAACTACTTCTTCTTTTTCTTCTGATTCGGTTTCTTCAGTTTCACTTTCTGGAAGTTCTACCTCTGTTCCTTCATCTTCTTGTTCTAATACCTGCATAGCTTCTTCTGCCATGTTATTCTCCTTGTGTGCGTAATAAAATTAAGCTGATTGTATATCTTCTGGGTCAGAGACAACAGCTAAAATTTCATCATCGTTTAATAAACGCAGTTCGCCACCCTCAATTTTGAGTCTAGCTCCTGCATACCTTCCAAATATCACCCAGTCTCTTTCTTGACACCATGCTCCTTCAGGGAATTTATTCCCATCACGATATGCGTCTGGACCAAGTGCTACTACAAACCCAACATTAGTTCCGATACGTTCTTTTTCTAATACTGAATCATGTAAGTAAATACCACCTTTTGTCTTTTGTTTTGGACTAAAGGGTAATATTAATATTCTGTATCCCGTTGGTTTAGGGAGTTTTGATTTTAAGTCTTCATCTTCGTGGACACTTTCGGGGGTGACACTAGGTTGTACCTCTTTTGTATCTACGAATCTTTCTACTTTATCTGGGATTGGTTCTCCGCCTGAACCGAAGGCTTCTATTGTTTTTGACATTATTCGTCATTATCCTTGTGCAAGTCTTTTATTAGTGAGAGAGTAAACGACAGACTTGATATTTCGCCTACTATCTTGTGATAACTTTCAAAGTTTTGTATTCCACCACCTGCAAGAGTTTCTTTAAGTTGCTCTTGTCGTTCTAAAATTTGTTTACGCAATTTATCTAACATTATTTTCTTCTAGATTTAGCACCACTACACTTCCATCTTTTTCTTGATAGATTGTTAGGGGTGTTTGGGTTATTCCTTTTCTTTTTAGATAACCTCTTTTTAATTCCTAAACTTCTAGCACAATAAGAGTCACCTTTAGATGTTCCTGGTTTTACTCTAGGACCTCCACCTTTAGCCTTACCTGCTTGTCCGTAACTAACTCTTTTACCTGATTTAGTTACCTTAACTTTGGCTTTTCCTCTTCTTGGCTTAGCTCTAGCCACCTTGTTGTTGTCTCCTACGGTTTGCGTTGCCAGATAAAACTTCTCCTCCATGCTTCATCATTTTAAAATCAACACCTGATAGTTTACCATCTTTGTTTTTGTCTAGTTTTTTCTGACCACCGTGTAGTTCACCACCGTGTGTTTTAGCAGTTCTTGCTGCTGCTTTAAAATCTGATGATGAAGGTGAACCTTTAGTTCCAGGTTTACGCATTTTTCTGCCTTCCTTGCGTTTTTTGTTTATATAGTAGTACAAACCTTTTTTAGCAGTTCTGCCGTCTTTTGTTTTGTGTGTATCTTTACTCATGATTTATTATACCCCTTGCCTTTAGTTGCTGCTCCACAACCTCTAGCCATACCTCTTTTTTTACCAGCTTTACCGCCTCTTTTCATTTTAGCTACTGGTTCTCCACCGCGATTCATTTTTTTCATACCTCTATTAGTTCCTGGCATTATGGTCTCCTTAAATGTTTTTTGGTGTTAGTCATTGACCCACCGTTAGTTTTCTTTACCATATCTGAATCTTTCATGATTGATCCATCTGGCATTTTATGATAACCTTTAGGTACTTCACCACCGTTTCTCATACGTCTACGGTTAGCGTTACCGCCCATCATCTCTTCAAAATTAGCTTTATTTAACATTATACACCTTTAGTCCTTGTGTCTGAATCTCTTACGTCTTTTAGTATATCACGATAATCTTTACGCATACCTTCTTTTTCTTTTATTAAAGCTTGTTCTCTTTGTTGGGCTATTTTCATTTCCGCTATAGCTTCGGTTGATTGTTGTTTTAATAAGTCAACTTCAGCTTTTAATTGATCGCTTTGTGCTTTTTGTTGTATTTCAGCTTGTTTTAATTGTACTAACGGCTCTACTTGAGCGTTTTGTTGTGCTTGTATTAATGCCTGTTCTTGTCCTGTTACTTGTTGAGTAGCTTGTGCTGCTGCGGTTGCTATCTGGTTCATTACTTCTGGTGGCATTTCACCTTCGCCCATTTGTGGTAAAGGTTGACCTATAGCTTGTTCAATCTGTTGTCTATACTTCATAGCTTGATGCTCTTGTATATTAGCTTGAATAGTTACCGTAGCACTTTGATTCTGTTGTACCATTGGGTTTTGTAAAAAAGCAGTATGACTAGCTATATATGCATCATGGTTCTGGAACACATAAGCTTGTATTGGCTGACCTGTTAGTGCTGCTTGTTGTTCTGTTATTGGGTCACGGGCTGGTACTTCCGCTTGAGGCGGTAATAAAGCGTCTATGTTTTTAACTTCTAGGGCTTCGTACATACGTCTGTATGCTTCACGTAAATCATGTATTTCGGGTGCTGCTCTAGCCATTTCTAGT